CAATTCTATCGGGGCAGGCTATTCCTGTCTACTCACCAAATCTTGTAGGTCATGTTCACCTGGTAGGTCTGGTTAGCGGAGAGAATATCTCCAACATAGATGCCGTTCGTTTTCGGAACGTAAATGTATTTGTATGTTCTGTCATTCCCAATAATTGTGGACATAACCCCATCGTATGGGCGAGCCCATCCGGGCAGGCCCATTAACTTAGTATCATATCCGGCATTGCTACCAGCAATCCTAAAGGTACCCTGAATGTTTACCCAATCTCTGTCACGCTCACACACCAGATAGTTGTTGTCGTGAACCACGGCGCTAGTTGAGAAAGGATGCAACTGGGCCGACGGAGGGTTATACCAACTCGAGCCACCGTTAAGCCAAACCTTAAACAGTTCCTTGACATGTGTGTAACCCGCAGCCGTCATGTGTACATTATCCGGACCCTGATCCCAGGACTTAGCCTGTTCATCGCCCCAATGAACCCAGCCACGCGAGCCCTCGCAGACGACGGCGCCGTAGGGCTTACCAGAGTTTACTACCTCGAATGTACGAGATACACAAGACCTTGCCATCTGAACATACTCATTCAATGACGACTCATTGAAGATAACCGGGAGAACTCGAATATCAGCGTTAGGGAAGTATTGCCTAGCCAACCGGAAGAAAGTTGCCGCCTTATCAGACACGGAATTCTGTGCCCGGATATCATTCAATAGGTCGATCACAAACAGGTATTTAGTTCTGCGACGCTTGTCCTCGGACATTCCTTGCTTGGCATTATCCAACTGTGTCAGGAAATTATTGTCAGACGTCGAAGTAAACCCACCGCCACCAATTGCGTACACATTAGGGTTAAGTCCCAACTCACGACACAGAGTCTCAGTCCAGCGGCTTGCTTCAATCGTGGCATTAGACGAACCAATGACTACCCCCTCAGTGAGTTTAGGGTCCTCGAGGAAGATATCATTAGCCTCGGTCTTCGTGTAGTAGGCCGGGAAACGATTGTCGAAGTCCCTGCGCTGTTGGTCCAATTTACCCTGAATCTCTGTCTGAAACTGAGTGTTCTGGGTCTTTAGCGCGTCTCCCCACGCCTTAGTTGTAAGCGTAACCCGCTTACCGGCAGGCGACTTAAGTGGTGCTTCAATGTAATTGCCGTCAACTTCGCGGAATTCGGCGTCAATAAGCCGGTGCTTGAAGTCTTCGATTAGCGACTCAAGCGCGGTCTTCTTAGCGTCAAGTTCCTTATTCCAACCTGAGTGAGTCTTCTCAACTTCAGTAATAAAGTTGGTGACCGTCTCATTCAGTTTGGCGATAATCTTGTCCTGTTCCTCGCCAAAGGAATTCGTGAACGTAATGACGTCAATGACGCTAGAGCGAATTCGCTCAAGCACATCAATATATGTAAGCCCGTCACGATAAGTAAACGGTGTAATGTTGTTCACCGACCGTGACTGAACACGCCAAAGCGCCTGATCGATTGACCCAATAATGTCATCACCAGTAGCCATAATATACTCCAAATCCTAGGCCATATGTAAAACCGTTAACTAGTCCTCCGGGAGTGTGGGGCATATCCGTGTCCCACAGCCCCATAAAAAGTTCGCTCAGTTCTGCAATAACTAGGTCATCCACATTAAGCAGTGTCCCGCGATAATCGGCAATAGCGCGAGCCTTGGAGCCCGAATACCCCCACGACTCCGATCGCTGATTATTGTTGTAGTTACTGGTCGAAGACGACGTGCTGTCAGACTCGTTGCGTGACGTAGTGTCGCCTGAGGTGCTTGCGTCGCTGATACTCGTAGCATAGTCCCCATCGCCCGCGAGACGTGTCTGGGGAGTGTCTGACCCCACGGTGCGCCCTTTGGACTTGTTGGTGCCACTGCCGCTACCAGTCTGGTGGTTGATCCCCGAGTTCTGGGACGTACCGTCCTGCCCGGTCCTGCTGTAGTGACGGTTACCTTCGAGCGGGTCCGTGTTTTGCAGTTCAGCAAGGTACATTCGATTATACCGAGGCATAATCAATTCCATCTTAAGGCTTAGCCGCCAAATAAAAATATCAATTGTCTCGTGCGCGATCTCCTGAAGCCAATAGGTCTTCTTAATTCGATCATTCAGAGTCTTTCGATACGCTTCATCGAAAATTGGGTAGTTGTCAAGCCCGATATGGTCATTGGTTAACTTAACAACGTCACGAAGCATTATCGTTGTTACTGACATCGTCACCTCCATAAGTTGTCAAATTAGAATTAGCGAGATAGTCATTAAGATTAGGCGCAGCATTGTCGTCAACAGCCCAATAACACGACACATTAAGCCCGAACTTCTCGTTAATCTGTTCGCATGCCAGTTCTCGCGGCTTCATGAACGACTCTCGAGATGCGAGCACTTGACCGGAATTGGCGGCGGCTTCCTCAACCACCATGCGCTCACGCTTTTCGGAGTTAACGTTCATAATGCCGAGCATTGTGAGCGCTTCTCCCCAAATCTTGGACTTAGACTCCATGTGCTTGATCGAGGAAACAGCACCCGCACCAGCATTCTGGTTAAGGGGAAACACGCCAATAGTGTTGGCGAGATTGTCCATACTCATATTCTCAGTGCCCCACACAACGGGCTCACCATCGTAAATCTTAGAGATGAGATTCTGGATGGTAAGGCGCTGGTCCTGCGAACACGCAACAATCATCGGGTTACGCTCATTCAACAGATCAATTTCGATTGTCCTGTCAATCTGAGCAAGCCGCGCAGCATACGAAAGCACAACGTCGATTTCTGGCTCCCGCACCTGATTACCCCAAATGCAGACAGACTCACTTGCGCTCACCTCACGAGAATAGACGCCGTTTCGAGTGACACGGTATCCCGTGGGATTATCCTGAATGTCTAGGGGGCCTGAAATTGATGCTGGCATTGCCATAAACAACTCGAAGAAACTGTCCCAATAGAATACTGAGTATCCATTATTGAAGATAGTTGCTTCAATAAACCGTGGGTCAATCCCATTAGGCAGTCCCTCCCAAGTAAACCGGGAAAGGCACTTGCCCATTAACTGTCGCCGGTACATGTGCTCGAGTTGCATCTGTCGCGCCTCGGATGAGGACGGGGGAGATGCCATGATTTTCTTGTAGATGCCGTTAAGCACATAATCCTTTTTACTCACTAAGGGTCACCCTAACCGTCTTATCAATCCGATTGTTGCGAACATTTGTGTTACCGATACGCTGAGGAGAACGCCACACAGTCACGCCCTTTTCGAAGATTCCTCGCACACTGGCCTTGAACCCCTCAGGAATAGTTGTGTCAACCAAGTAGCACTCAGCCATCTTCCAATATGTAAATTCGGTCATAAGGCTAAGTGTCTTCGGGAACTTAATCCAAGTATTCATCAAGTACCCATACCTAAGCCAGAAATCACCAATACTACGCATAGCCGCCGGCGAAACACTTCTAATTCTAGCATCAATCACAAGCCCGTTGGAGACCATCGCAGACACATAGCCCGACGTCTGACCAACCACGGACGGTGGAATAACCTGCATGTCCTGACGCTGACCATTAATCGAAGCAATAGCCGCCTCATAGTCCCCGTTAGCGGCAAACTGAGCAAGTTCATAATTAGTGTCCCGCACAGTTCTCTGCTGCTGCTGAGAAATCTGCGAAGCACCACTAGCCAACTGATTCTGGATATTCGCTGTCGACTGTGCCTGAGAATTATTAATCATCGCAGACACGCCAGCCGTAGCCGCCTGACCAATACCAGCACCAGCCGCCGAACCATTCAGCCCCATAACACCGCCAAGCGCCGTCATAGCGCCCTGAGTTGCCTGAACAGTAGCCCTCATATTATTATAACGCGACTGAGAATCGGCCATAGCAGAATTACCCCACATAGAATTCTCAGCCCCAGCCTGAGTCGCAGCAATACCAGCATTAGCCACATCCCGCGCCGCCGTCGCTGCACGCTGAGCGCGCTGCTGCTGCCACTTCGCGTTATTCACCTGAGCCGCCGCAGTGTGTGCCGACGAAGCAAGTGCATTCAGCGAGGAATTGTTGACGGCCGAGAATGTGGGGAGAGACGTGTATCCGGTACACATATCCCAGCCCTCACCGTACTCGTTAGTCACCTTACCTGCACGGCGCTCAACAATCACAGATTCGGTGATTGTGTTGTAGTCCCGGATAGTGAAAAACAGGGACGGATTAGGCGGCACAACATGGGCATACTGATTAATGTTAATTCCCGCTGTGCGGATAGACTCAGGGCGAAATTCAACAGGATTCCCTGAATATGTTGTCAACTCAACAATACAGTATGGCGATGTCACGAATTTCTTAAGTTCCCGATATTCCTTAGGGAGTAACGAAAGAAATTCATTCCTAAAACTAGCGTCAGTCAACGAATAATTGCGATTAATGTAAACACTATTGTCGGATAACCATGTCCATGTTCCTTGACCTGTTTTCTCACCAACCTTAACTTTATCGCCGGCATTTAAGTCAACAACATCTTTAGGGACAATAGTAATTGACCCAATTCCCTGCGCAACCCAGGGGTAATAACGAAGCCCTTCCATACCGGATTTAAAATTACCTGCGGTGCACGCATAAATTTCGGTACCGTTAGGGATTCCTTCGGTTCGAGAGGAAGTGGCCATAGATACGCGGGGATTGTTTTCGTCACCGTAACCATTATTGGCGTCAAGTTTTGTTGTAGAAGTAACAATCACAACATAATCGTAATTATTAACATCTGCCAGTAATCGCCGGTAGGTTCGGATGATCTGGTGCTCAGAGCCCATGTCCAGGCCCTCAGGCTGGGTCAACCAGTTCTTTCCGTAGTTATCGAAAGAATCGGTTGCAGCGATGCCCATATGGCCGCGCTCAAGGTAACTACGACCGAAATTAATCCGCTGATAGTAAGTTGTCCACACATCAAGTTGGAGCGTCAACTGAGTAGTGTTCGGTGCAATATAATCAATGCTGGTGATGAAATAAAAGAAAACGCTAGGCGTGTAACCTTCAAAACCAATGTTATTAACCGGACGTCCCGGATTTTCAACCATCACATAATTGTACTGATTCGCCTTAGTGAAAGGCGTCGGAATACGAATCGGCTTACCCTGAGCAAGATAAGTCATCTGATTAATCTCAACCTTATGCAGATTATTAAAAGACTTAACATAAGCGTAAGGCGTATGGCCATACGATTTCCAGTCAACAATATCCCGATACGTGTTATCGAAAGGCACATTAACCATGGTAATAATGCTGCCAGCAGACCACACAGAATAATCAAAAGACAAGCCCGCTCGAGTCTCAGGCGGCATAGCATAAATCTCTGACATATCGTCTCCCTTCTCCCCCCCCCAGAACAGGCCACACGGGCGCCCGGGCGCCCCGTGCGCCCCGGGGTTCTGTGTTGATTCAGGTATTACTTCTTAATCTGAATACTGATCTCCTTGTTGAGCGGCTTATTGCCATCTGCTCCCTTAGTGTCAACATTCACGCCGAGAGTAAGGAACGCCTCAGGCTCATCGGGCCCGATAGTAAGAACGCCGTCGTTGGAAATCTTCGTCCCCTTAGACTTAGCATTCTTGAGGTACCAGTCAGTAGCGTAGCCCTTGTTTGCGGGCACCGTCTTCCACTGAATAGACGCCTGGCGCACCGCCGCGGGCGGCATAATTGTCGACTGAGTACCATCCGGCTTAGTCACAATCAGCGCGTTAATCTCAGCGTTCGTCGCGCCCTGGGGCCCCACCACGGCCGTGTGCGGCGTGGTGCCGAACGCGATAGCCGGGGTAAACGGCGAAGCGCTCATGACCGACCAGTGATGCAGCCAGAAATTGTCGTAAAGGCCCTCAGGGTTAGAGATACTCCGATTCTCAAGGAGAATATCCTTAATCACGAAGAACTGCTTGCTGGTCAGAATAGCCGACGTATCAGCCATCCCCAGCGCCTCACCCGGAACAGTAATGATGTGAGATGGCGCCTCAGCATCACTGCGGTTAAACGCGGCGGACAGAGACGTCACGTCAACGTTCGCCTTAAACTCGGGCGTCGCAATAAGCACTAGGTCCTCAGGGCGGGCAAACGAGTGCACGGCGGCACTGTTAAATGCAGGAGTCGGGTACTGCATCTTATTCGCAGCAACCCTGAGCGCCTTAAGCGCAGCGTCGACCTTAGCCTTATCGGGCTCAAACGAATTCATATCAGAAATCTGCATCCGATAAAAGCCGAACTTATCATCAAAGGTCTTGAACAACTTAGTCATGCTAAGGAACTCAGACCACTGGTCAGACGAAGCGGCCACAGCCATAATCTGAGAAATCATCTCAGAAAGACCATTATCCGAAAGGAAAGCCCGACGAAGCACGTCGCGGTTAACCGTGATCTTGAACTTCTCCTTACGGTTAATCGTGTGGAACGCGCTCTTGGACGGCGGCGGGGCCTGGCCGAACACGTCACGCTCGAGGTAGTCGCGCTGCTCCTCATAAATGGTGGGCTTGATAAAGTCAAGGTGAACTTCTTCAATAGTGTCACCAAAATTCATCATGCCCTGCTTGAAAACAGCGAGCGGGTTCTTCCATGAAATATCGCGAACAATCGTGGAACCAATTCGGTTAACCAGCGATGACATGAATTCGTTGCGAGTAATGTTATCAGACATGATTCCCGCAATGGTTTCCTGAATGTTCGCCTTAGTGGCCTCAGGAACCATGTTCTGATAATCATATCGCGCATCGCTACGAATAGCGTTAAGAATATCAATGTTTGAAGTGTCGTCACGCAACTGTGGCATAATCAATTCCCCTTAAATAGTTCGCTAATCGACTTAGGTTTCCAATTGGAATCGGGAACCTTGTCATTCCCGGAATCGCTACTAGAAAACAATCCCGAAAGTCCTGCGAGAGTCTTTCCAGTACTCACCGCGGCTTTCCTGTCAATCCCCATACCGTCAACTATAGCATTCCCGGCGTCCTTAGCGGCCGCTCCCCCGAGATCAAGGGCGGCGCCACCAACGTCACCAACGCCCTTGAGTACCGCCTTGGCGTCATCCTTCGTGCTCTCAGCCGCCTGTTTCACATCATCCAAGGTCATTTCCTTAGATGCAGGAACGTCGTCCCCAGCAAACGGGTTACCTGTCTCCCTATCTGTGGGGGTTAGTTGCTCACCAAGACGATTCTCAAGTTCCGCCTGCAACGCGGAAACCTTTTCACCGAAAACGTCTGTAAGATGCTTCCAAGCCGCCTTAGTGTCCTTGAAATGGTCAACGTCCGCAGGGTCCTTGGGGGCTCCCTCGAGCATGTTCCCGTCGTCAGGAGAGACGGCTTTCTTGTCCCCGTCGCTATCGCCTGGATCAAAGACGTCATTACCGGTCATTCCAGATTCCTCGCGCTGCTGCGGCGTGAGGTCCTTGGCCGCCTTGTTCCGTGTCTGAGCATCATCCATAGACTGTTGGGGGTCACCCTCAGTCCTGCGCTCGGTAAGCGAACGGCCGCCGTGCTCGGCCTTGTCCTGCTTGATCGACTCGGTGTTCTTGGCGTCAACCTTGGCCTTATTGGCCTTTCGCTGTTCCTCGTTCATCGGGGAGCCATCGGGATTTAGCCCCTTAAGCGCATTCTTTTCAGCATCAGATAGTGCCATAATATCCTCCTAAAACGGTAGGCGAGGAAACAACACTCCCACGCCCCCACCAATAAC